TCTGTGTGAAGTCGATACTATAAATATCGTTATTCATCCTCTGTTCCCCCGTTCAGAACCGTTTCCCCGGTCAGCCGGGCCACGGACGTTTCGGGGACAACCGTAAAATCAGGCTTCCGGATCTCCGCCCTTTTCAGTCCTGCTTCCATCAAGAAATTGTGCAAACGGGACGGGTTAATATCCCGCCCCATCTTTTCCGTTTGCCATTTGATATATGCGGCCACAGCGCTTCTTGCGTCTCTTTCAATGATCGTGCTGCTGGTTTGGCTGTAGCGCGGAAGATAGATTGTCACATCAACAGAAAAAGGGACTTCTTCTGGCTTTGACACGATCACCCTATCTGTCAGCGGTCGAACCGTGCTTGCGTTCAAAGCGTCTTGAATTTCCTGCATGGTTGCTTCCGTGGGCATTTCCCCGCCATTCAGCAGCACCCGTATATCAACCAGCCCCGGTTCCGGGCTTGTGGCAGTCACGTCCGCAATGGCTGTTTAAACGCTCTTGACGTGGTAAATATACCCCGCCTACGGGGCCAGCTGTGCTAAACCCTTCCATGCTTTCCCGCAAGCGCTCATAGTAGCTTTGATCGCTTTCCTTGTCCGCGCCGCCAGCTGTCCGCGTGATATTCTCCACTTTCCAATAAAAGTCGTAGGTGTCCATAATTTCTTTGATCTGCCCGGTGGCTATGTTGTTCCCCACAATTCCCGCCGTCTGGCACTCGCCCAGAACGTCCCCGTATGTGTCCCCGGCGTGGATCTCCAATTCTTCCGTTGTGGAAAAGACAATTTCCCCGTCAAAGTTGATCCGCGTGCCCTGCGGCACAATGACGCTTTGCGGCTGCGGCTCCGAAATGTGGAAGCGGAAAATGGCGGTTGCCCTTGCTTCCGGCAGGCGGAACGTGTCTTTGAACAGCTCCCCCAGGCTGTCCAGGTATTTCCCGTTTGCGTAGCGCGGCACATTCTTTTTTGCGGTTTCGTTGATTATAATCCGTTGCTGGACGATGATTGCCGCCGTATAGGCTATATACAGCCGTTCCGGGGAAGCCGGATAAACTTTTTTCTTCTTCCCGGTCATTTTCTCATACATCAGTTCCCACAGCGCAATCAGGCTGTTTTCTATGGTTTCCGTGTCGGTTTCCACAAATTCAATATCTGGATATTCCCGCTTAATCAACGTCCCGCACCCCCTCAATTTCAACCGTTATATCCATGTCACCGCGAACGTTGCCTGCTTCCACCGTGATTTCCCCCAGGATCGCCCGCGGTTCGTACTGTTCAAACTGATCGTGGATATTCGCCACGATTTCATTTGCCACCACGTTTACAGGGCGGTGCAATCGGTCTGTGTTCATGCCCAGTCCCCGTATAAACGTCACAGACTTTAAGTAACTGTCAAGGATGATCGCGCCGTTTATCAGCACTTCTTCTTCCACCGTCTGCGGGTCAAGGCAAATATCTTCCAGAATTTTTCCGTTGTTCTTCAAAATCCACGACACGGCGGCTACCTCCTGGCGTATTCTTTCAGTGACAGCGTGGTATTTGCTGCCCAGCAGTTCCCCCGGTTGTCAAATGTCTTCAATTCTGCGGACATTTTGGTAATGGCCCATTTATAGCCCCCGTAGACGTGGCCGCCCAGCACCAGACGTTCCACCGTCCCGCTTCTGATCATGGCCCGCAACCGCTCCACTTCCTGTATCGGGTTCGTTCCCAGGAAGACGGAAAACTTTATGGGCAGGTTGATCGTTTCCAGGTCAGGCCCCAGAAATTCCAGGAGATCCGGCATCATGTGCCGATCGTGCGTGGCGTAGTTTGCGCCCACGTCCCATTGCAGTTTTTCAAACGTCCTTATTGTGTTGCTGGACACAACAAAGGACAGCGAACCAAAACCGCCCAGTTTCCCCACGGCTTACACCTCCCCTACAACATATCCGTCCCCGTCCCCGCCTGGCCGCATGATGCACAGCACCCACGCCCCCGGTTTCGGGTTCCAGTCCATTACATAGGCTTCGTGCTGGTGTGGGCAATGGCTGCACGCCGTCTTTACCAGATCGTCTTCCTGATCCGGCGGCTTCTTGTTCGGCGCTATGTGGCGGGGACGGGCAATAAATTTCAGTTCTGAACTTTTCATGCCGTTTCTATCCTGGAACTTCACACGTCCTTTCCGCGTTACCGCGTCAAAGGTCTGTACCTCGCCTATCCTGATTATCCTTTTCAGCGCGTCCAGCATATCTTTGTCCATTTGCAAGGAAGCGCCGCTTTGTCCCGCCATCAATACCCCTCCAATATCTGCACTAATTCAATGTCGGTGGTATATCCGCCCAATAGCTTGTGTTTGGCGCTCTTTACCCGGTATTTCCGGTCAAAGGACTGGAAGCCCCGCAGTTGAACCACCACGCCCGCCACAAGCTGCACGTCCCCCACCATGGAAAAACTGGCCGTTATTTCTCCTTCGTTCTTTTCCCGCAAGCGCTTTTTCGCAATGCGCATGGCTTCCGCCGTGTCCGCAACTTTTTCGTTGATTTCCAGCACTTGCCCCGTTCCCGCGCTGCTGTCCGGCGTGAACGTGTATTCTATCGTTTCTTTCTTTTCGGAATCGGAATAGCTTACATGACAGCTTGTGTACGCTGTATCCTTCATGTTTGTTGACAGGTTAAAAGAAAGAATATCGCTGCTTCCGTAAGTAATTGTTTTGATCGGCGGTTTTCCGTCATAGTCCTGCTTGTCAAAAATGACAACAGACAGCGCGGTAATTTTCAGCGCTTTTCCCTCCGCATGGCAAAGCGTCTGCAAAAACCGTATATCCGATTGCTGTACCTGCTCTTTTTTGCTGTACTTCGGATTTTCCGCGCATTCATACATCAAAGACAGGCCGGCTTCCGCCGCGATCTGCGCGGCGATCGCCTGTAGGCTTGTATTCTCCCAGCTGCGGCATTTCTTCTGCATCCGCAACGTTGACGTATAAGGGATTGACGTGCCGCTCAACGTTGTTTTCATGGGCGGCCCCGCAAGCTTTGCGCTGTCAATCTCAAACGTTCCGCAGTTCAGAACGCCGGAACGCCCGCTGCCGTTCCAGTCCAGTTGCGCAAGTTGTACCTGCACCATTTTAACGGATGTGGCCGCCGGGCCGCTCCCTGCGCCGCTTCCGCCGCCGCTGGCGGCGTTTCCGGCTCCGCCCTGGGTATCCGTATCCCCCGCCGCCCTTGCGTCCTGTACGGCTTCTGTAGGCGTTGCCGTTACTTGTCCTCCGGTTGTGATCTTGAACACTTGCCCAGGGAAAATTAAATCAGGATTTTTTATTCCGTTTTCCTGTACGATCTGGTTATACTTTGACGCGCTCCCCAAATACTTTGCCGCTATGGCTGACAGTGTATCCCCGCGCTGTACGATATAATCTATCGTTTCTGTCGGGGCCACTTCCTTTTGTACCAGTTTTCCGGTATCCGGCGGCGCGATCGTTGCTTTTACTTCTAACCACTGTTTGTTCCCTTCATTTGCGGCGTTGTCATAGGATATTTGAAGATCGTCCGCTGCGTCTTCCTCGTTGTCTGTGTATGTTGCCGACAAAAGGCGGTCTGTCAGGTTTTGCGGAAGCGTCCCGCCGATTGCCACCACGCGCAATTCAACCCGCCTTGCCCTGCTCATTCAAGAATCCCCCTTTTCCACGGCGGCAACTGCATATCCACCGGATCTTCCGCCGCCGGGATGGTAAGAACCACCCCGGCGGGAAAGATAACGATAGCGGCGTGATCTGCGTTCGCCTTAATCAGCTGATCCGTGTATAAGACGCTCCCCATCTGTTCATAGGCTATTTTGTCCCACATATCGCCTTGTATGGTTCGGTATGTCTTATTCATAAACCATCCTTCTTTCGTCTTCCGCTTCCTGCCGCTGTATTTCTCGGAACTCCCGGATCAATTTCTGGTTGTTTTCTTCCAGTTTTTGATCCAGATCGTCCGGCTTGTCCCCCTGCACTATGATCGTGGGGGAATTGTTTACGGTTATGTTTTGCGTACCGCCGCCGCGTCCGGGGTTCCGTGTAACTTCCGGCGCGGTTCGCACTTCCGCTGCGGCGTTTCCACCACCGCCGCCCACCTGCATTGCCGCTGGCGCGGACTTTACGGCGGCTGCGGCCCGGTTGCTGCTTTCCAGGATCTTTTGCGTCCGCTCCGCCGTGTATACGGTCATGCCGGGCGCGTTGGTGATCAGTTCCGGCCCCTTCTCGCCCGCTATAAAGGTGCTGGGCGTTCTGGCCGTGCCCCGTGCGAACGTTGGCAGTTGCGGGATATTCACGCCCTTGCCGCCGACAACGGGAACCCAATCCGGGATCTTAATGCTGTTCAGCCCTGCAATAGCGCCGTTGATAATTCCGATTATGCCGTTTATAACGCCCTTCACAATGCTTGTCAGGGCATCCCACGCGCCGGAAAACACGCTCTTTATTCCTTCCCATGCCTGCGCCCAGTTGCCGGAAAACACGCCCGTTATAAACTGAATCAGGCCGGAAAGGACGGTTGCAAGGCCGTTCACAACGCCGCCTATGGTGTTGAAGACGTTCTGGAAGATTGCCAGCACAGACGGCAACACAGCTTGAATCACAGAAAGTATCTGCTGCATGATCGGCTGTATGATATTCCAGATCGTTGTAAATACCGTCTGCACCACGGGCAGGACGGCGGACAGCACCGCCGTAATAGTAGCTGCCAGAAATTGAACGCCGCTGACGATTGCCGGAAGTACGGTTGAAACAATAAAGCTGAAAATCTGCTGGACAATCGGGAAAACGTTCGTTTGTACAAATGTAATGATCTCGCTGATAACGGGCATGATCCCGGCAATGAATCCGCCGATAACCGGAATAATTCCCGCTATAAAACTCGCTATGGCTTGCACGATCTGCATGATAACCGGGGCCGCCTGCTGTATGCCGCCGGAAAATACGTTCTTGATCGCGTCCCCAGCCGCCGTTACAGCCGCAACGATCTTGTCAAAGATTTCAAGGCCCTTGTCCCCGAAAATCCGGCCTACCGCTTCCCGTACCTTGTCAAAGTTCTTCCGTAGAAGCTGCACAACGGTAATAACCGCCGTGACAGCCCCCACCACGGGAAGGATTTTTCCGGCTATGCCGCCCAGCGGCCCCAGCAGGGTTGATCCCAGCTTTCCCAGCGGCCCCATGGCTGTTTTCAGCGCGTTTCCAACCGGGCCTATCAAAGTCCCCAGTTTCCCAAACGCACCGCTTACAACGCGCCCTATGGTTCCCAGCGGGCTTCTTGCGATAACGCCGGACAGGCCGGACAGCACGCCGCCCAGCTGCCCACCCAGCGCCCTAAACGGCGCAAGGATCAGGGGAACGGCCCGGCTTCCAACGCCGGACAGCGGCCCCAGAAGTCTTCCTGCCAGGCTTTGCGCCCCAGCTGTGAATATGCTACCAACCCGCGTAAAAAGGCCGCCTGCGGCCCTCGCAAGCGGGTTGTTTGTCAGGATATTGCCCAGCGCGGAAGTAACGCCCCCCAGGGCGCTTCCCACATTTCCGAAATAGGTTAATACCCCTTTCCCGGCAAGTTTCAGCCGCCCGGCAAGTCCTATACTTCCAGCTTGTGCTATCAGAAACTTACTTTTCAGCAGTTCCAGCACATATTGTACGTTTACAACTCCCAGTTTTAATTCCTGGAAGCCCAGCTTTAGGCCCAATCCGCCCAGCTTCAGCGCGGCCAGCGCTCCAACCACCTTCATGACGGTTTGCACCAACTGCGGGTTTGCCTGGGCAAATTCTGATACCCTCGTGACCGCTCCGGCCACTTTGTCCGCCACGTTTCCTACGATCGGCAAAAGGTTCTGGCCCAGCACAATTTGCAGATTGTTTATGCTGTTCTTGGCCTTCGCCATCTTGTTTTCCGTGGTATCGGACATTATGGCAAACGCTTTGTCGGTTGCGTCCTTGCTGTTAAGCATCCCTTCTACGCTGGCGTTGAATCCATCCACCCCAGCTTCCAGAATCTTTACCGCCGCTGTTCCTGCTTCCGCGCTGCCGAACATATCTTTTATGGTTTTCCCGCTCTTTTGCGCTTCCGTCTGTAGGATATTCAGCACTTCCGCAAGGCTCGATCCGTTTGCCATCAGATCGGAAAAACCGCCGCCTGCAACCTTCCGCAGAATCTTGTCCGCCGTGCTTCCACTCTTGCCTAACTCATTCAGCATGGAGTTTGCATAAGTGGTTGTTTCGGCGGCTGCAATGCCCTTGGAAGTCATAATGGCATAAGTAGCGCCCAGCTGTTCCAGCGAAACATTATAGGCGTTTGCCGTGGGGATAATCTTGCCCATGACGGACGATAATTCCCCAACGCTCACTTTGCCCTTGTTCTGGATCTGGATCAGCATATCGCTGACGGTTCCCACCTTGTCCGCGCTCATTCCATAAGCGTTTAGAATGGTGGTTAATACGTCAAGCGTCTGTGACGTTTCCGCAAATCCCGCCTTTGCCAGTTTCGTACTGTACGAAACAAAGTTGACGGCATCCCCGGTTTTCTGCCCGGCGGAAATAGCGTTGTAAACGTCTTCTGCAAGGGCGTTGGCCGCCACGCCCGTTTTATTGGACAGGGCCATAACCTCTTGCGAAATTTTATCAAGCGGAACTTTCGTGGTATCCGCTATGGTGTTCACCTTTGCCAGCGCCGTTTCGTATTTCTGGGCCGCCTGGACTGGCCCGGCGTAGATTGCCGCCGCAACTGCGGTATAGGCTCCAACTGTGCCCAGTATTTGCGTTTTAGTTGCAGAAATATTTTGCTTGATTTTTTCCTGCTGCTGGTTAAGGTTTTTCAAGCGCTCTTGCGATGCTTGCAAGCGCTCATAGGAATTTCTCAGCCGTTCGTTTGCGCGCTCCAGATCGTCTGTGTTCAGTCCGGCTTCCCGCAACTCCTGGGCCAGTTCTTCAAGGGATCTTTGCTGTTCTTCGATTTTGGCAGTAGCTTGTTGTAACTGGTTTTGATTCGCTTTGTACTTCTCGTTTAGTCCGCTGTATTCCTTGCTGGTGTCGGAAAGTTCCTTCTGTAGCCGCTTGTATTCCTCTATGTTCCCTTCCGCCTCTGCGGTTTCCATGGCCCGTTGAAGTTCGCGCTTCCTTTGGGCTGTCTGGGCCAGTTCGGATTGCAAGCGGTCATGCTCCGCCGTCAAGCGCTGCAATTTCTGCTGGTTTTGCTGAATGGCTGTGTTTGCTTTGTTGTAGCCATCTATTTTCGATTGCAGGGCATTGACATTTTTAACGCTGTCAGACAGGCGCTTTTGCGCCTGCACGGCGGCATTGAAGGTTTGATGAAAATTTCCGCCCAGGGAAGCAGTCAGCTTGAACAGAAGTTCAAAGTTTTTTTGCGCCCCTGCCAATTACTTCCCGCCCCCCCTCACATGTCCTCCTGGGCGGCCTTGTCTTCTTCCTCCACTTCGTTTATGCTTTCTACCCAGGCGAAAAATTCATGGAGCGGCAAGGCCATCCACTTAAACGGATCGGCATATGTCAGCCGCGCAAGCCTGTATGACTGTTTTCTGAACCAGTTGCCGGGATACTCAATTTTTAGTATCCCACAGCCACTAAAAAATCCCTCGCGGCGTTCTTGATCTTGAGATAATGCCGCAAGGGCAGGCGTGCAATCTCATCCGCTCCGATCCCGGACGCACGGGCCGCAATGCCGCACTGGAACGCGCTGGATACGGTTGCGTCCAGCACAATAATGTTGCGCTGCTGCAATTCCAGTTCCACCGCCTCCACGTCTTCCCCGGTCAGGCGTTCAAAGTAGAAGGTCAGGCTTTTGTACTGCGTCCCCGTGATCTCAACGGGCGGGTTGAAGGTATGCACATAGTTCATGCTGTGCGCGTCTGCGGGCTTGTCCTGGGGCGCTTCCGCCGCCGTGGCGGTATCCATACCCGCCACCGCTTCCGGCGCGTCCTGGGCCGCCTGGGCGGCTTCCTGGGCCATCTTTTCCGCGTTCATGTTCTTGCTGTCTTCCATTGTCATTTCCTCCATAAAATTAAATTCATTGCGGGCCAGCAGCACAACGCCGCTGGCCCGCTCGGTGTTCCTGTTACTTGCCCAGCGCCTTTCTTACTTCCGCCAGGTAGTCCACGCCGTTAATAAGGCAGATGAAGTTCACGGGGTCAATCTCCGTTTCCTTCTTCCCGTCCCTGTAAATGGCGTAATAGTATACGGCGTGTTCGCCGCTTGCGTCCGCCGGGGAAGCCACCGCCGCTTTGCCTACAGCCAGCTTTTTCGGCATCGTCCGCAGAATGTGCTTTAGCGCTTCCTGCTTGTGCTGCCCCTTGTTGCTGTTGTAGCCCTGCTGGGATACGCGGCAATCCAGGTTGTGAATACGCGGCTCGTTCATCTTCACGGCGGCGGGCGTAACCGTGCGGAAGCTGAACTTTGCCGTCATGGCTTCCAGGTGTCCGATCACAACGGCTTCAATGTTGCCGCTCAACCCCGCGCCTTTGATTTCCTCCACCAGCCACGCCAGTTCCGGGAACTCCACTTCCGCGATCCCGATATAGTCCACCGCGTCTTCGTACACGGCAAAGTTGTTTACCAGCTGATCAACTTTCGGCATTTCTTACCCCTCCTTCTTACGCCGCCGGGGACAGCAGCACTTGCAGGTAGGAAAGATCGTATTCCATTACCCAATTCAGCTGCTGCAACGGGGACGGGGGCGTAACGTAAATATGGAACTTCACCCGGCCCGCCATCAGGTTTGTAAGGGCGTTTTCGCTTTCCAGCATTTCCACCCGGCCCCCCAGGATCTTTTCCTCGGCGGTTAGGCTGTTCAGCCAGTAGTTTACGCCCTGCATGATCGCGTCCAGCAGGCGGCGCGTGATCCGGCGGTCAACATCGTTCCAGGAAGTCAGGATCACCGTTTTGGCAATGTACTTGAACATCCGGTTGATATTATAAAAATAGTCAACCGGATCGGTGTTGGCCGGAAATGCGGAAGTGTAGTTGCCCCAGGACACAAAGCCGTTGTAGAAGTTGACACAGGTAATAATACCGTTGTCGTTCAGATAGTTTGCTTTCGGCACGTCCAGCCGGACTTCCTCACCGTTCGCCAGCACCATACTGTCAGCACGCAAAACCTTGTTGGACGCGCTTTCGCAAGGCGTGCCGTCCCCGAACTCCCCGCTGTTGTCCGTCTTGGACATACTGCCCGCCAGCTGTACGGTATAGTCAAAGACGCGATCGCCCAGCTTGACTTTCGGCCAGCAGCACAGCTGGTTCACGTTGAAAATATTCATGCGCTTTTTCAGCGCCGGAACGTCCGTGTACCAGGTTGCGCCGTCCCCTTCCGTGCTGGGCAGTTCGATCAGCGCTTCCGCTTCAAACACGCCGTTGATATTTTCCGCCTTTGCGGACATAACCGCCGCCACCTCATTGTCGTGTGACCAATTCGGACACACGATAATATCAGGCGCAAGGGTATACTTCGGGAAGACATCATCGATCAGTTCAAGCCCCGTGGTCTTGTGCGTGGTCACGCTGTATCCGCCGATAATGTCACTTTTCGTAACCATGGACGGATCAACCGCTTCATAGCTTACCTGCTGGGCGGTGGTGGTGTCGGTCAGGAACTCGATCGTGCAATTATCATCCGTGTAAAACACGGTATAATCGGTATCCTTTTCCTTTCCCTCCACCTTCACCGTGTCCGCCAGGGCTTCCAGCGGCAAAAGGATCTGGTTTTCCACAGGCTCCATGCTGGCCGTCGCAACCTGCTTTTTGTGCTTTTTGGGGTCAAGCACGTTCACCATGATAACCGGGGCCACGTTGTACAGCGTGAACGCGGTGTAAATCTCCATGCACAGCGGGTATTTCTCCCAATCATCGGAATACCCCAGGAAGCGTACGGCTTCTTCATAGTCATTCGCCATAATGACTTCGTTGGTCTTCCCGCCCACCATTTGCACAGGGGCCGCGCCCACCGCGAAATGCACGCCGGAAGCCACTTTAATAGGCGTGGAAACGCTTGTTTTCAGCTTCGATGCGTTTACGCCGTGTGTCAGCGCCATCTATTATCCCTCCAATCCTTCCGTTGCCGCCAGGGAAGCAATGTCCGCGTAGAACTTATGCAGGGCGTTCCCGCCCGCCGCGATCTTCTGCTTCGCTTCCGCCAGCTTCGACACGGGCACAAGCATATTTTTGACAAGCGGGTATCTTTTCAGCACTTCCTCCATTTCCGGGGAAGCAAGGATCTGATCCCGCGTGCCCTCAAAAATTTTGTTGGTTTTCAGCCGTCCACGGGGAAGTTGCGGCCCCACATACACCAGCTTTTCCGGCTCCGCTTCCTGCGGCGCGTTCTGGACGGCTTCCGCGTCCTGGGCGGTATCCTTGTCCCCCTCCGCGCCGGGCGCGTCCTGGGCGGCTTCCTGGGCCGTCTGGACGGCTTCCAGGTCTTCCGCCTTGCTTTTCGCTACTCTTGCCATATTTCTTCAACCTCCCGTTTCATTGTTGGCAGGCCCCATTTTGTGATCATTTCCCCAAAATGGTACGGCCCGTATTTTTCCGTATCCGTGTAGATCAGGTATTCTACCGGGAAATGCAGGACAAAGCGATCGTCCAGTATTCCAACGCGCTTTAATTCCGCTTTAATCTTCAACAGCAGGTTCAGCACATCGTATTCCCCCGCTTTCCAGTCCTCGGAATACGTTGCCGCTATAATGCGGATCATACATTCGCTGTCTTCCACTTCGTCTTCGCCTTTCAGCAGTTGAAGCAGAACATATGGAATCCGCTTTATTTTGTCTTCCTTTTTCGGCAATCCGTACTTGTGGACTTCTGCCGGGCGCTCTTTCCGATCTGCGCCCGGTTCCGTTTCCACTTCAAGGATAATGTTTTTTGTGTGTTCCTCCACAAACGCGGCCAGTTTTTCCATAAGGAAAATTTCTGTCATGGTTTACCCTCCATAGCCGTTCAGAAGCCGTTCAACTTCGTGCATAACACGTTCGTCAACGGTCTTCTGGGCTTCTTCCTGTAGCTTTTCGGCCACGGCGGTTTCCCCTACCATGTGCGCGGCGGACAGGCCCATATATTCCGAAATAGGCAAATGCTTCCGCGTTTCCCTATGAAATACGCCGATATGGCCGCTTTTCATTTCAGCGATAAAGGCATCGTCATAGACGGCCCCGCCGCCGCGCTTCATGGTTGCGCGCACCTGCTTCCCGGTTCCGGGCTTTTTCGGCGTTACGTTGAACTTGTACAGGGGGATTTCATAGCCTGCAAAATGGACGTGCCCGGCCAGATCGCCCGTTGACGCTTTCTTTATGTTTGTGCTGGTTGCGCCGCTCAAAGCGCTGCTTTGCACCGTGTAAACCCGCTTAACTTCCCGGAACGCCCCGGTTTTTACCTTCGACAACCCCCGGTTTATGGCGTTGGAAAAAGCCCGCTCGGCCCCTTTCGGGACTTGCGCCAGCATGGCTTCCACCCGCTCCATAGTTTCCGCGTCAATTTGTACGCCTATGTTCATCGTTCGCCCAGCGCCCCCAGTTCCAGAATAATTTCCCCATCTTCATGTACGGCGCGTTCTATGTTGTACTGCTGCGTAACGCCCGCCACCTTCACGGCGAACTTGTGATCCCGCTCCGGCATGAAGCCCAGATCGTACAGCGATACATACGCCACGGCTTCCAGGCTGGACAGGCCCGGCGCATTATCGCCGCCGGGCCGCTGTCGTTCCGCCGCCGCTTCATGGTCAAGCACCACGGGCACTTCGTACCATTCCCGATCATAGTAGAAGCCCGCCACCGTGGCAAATTCCGCCGGGTTGTGAAATACCCGCATATCTGCCGCCAGTTGTGCTTTGAAGTCCATTACATCACCTTCACCGTGATCCAGCTGTCAACCTCATGCGGCACGGGCACGGGGGCGCTTTGCAGGGACAGGAAACGGCGATCCGGGCGCTTCTTGATGAAGGTATCCGGCACATACTTCCCGGCCACGGTTTCCCATTTCTCCGTTCGCTGGTTCAGAATGGAAATAGCGCCGTAGTACATGGAATACTTGGCGTGCGTGCTTGCCATCATCAGCGTGCCCGCCGGAACCATGGGCAGTTCCACAGGGTTTGCCTGGTCTGTCCAATCGTCCACGTACCATTCGTTGTACTGGTAGAGATCCAGGCCCAGTTCGTGGATCGTGCCGATATAGGTAACGTTGTTTTCCTTCTGCGTGGGCTTGATCACGGCCAGGGCGTAGTTCTTCACGTCCAGCAGCTTCTGGATCTGTTCATCCATAAGGAACTCTGTCACCACGTCAGAAGCCATAATGCACACGTTGCAGTTAGTGAAGCCCTCTTTCTGTACCTTCTCATGCCAGGCTTTCAGATCGGCGTACTTGTTCTGGGCCGTTCCGCCCTTCCACTTCCGCTTTGCGTCCTTGGAAATGTCGATCAGGTTCGTGAATCGGAAGTCGATCGTATCCTTCACGCCCTCGCCCAGCACAACGATCTTGCCCGTAAGCATGGCCTGGGCGCACATCCATTCTTCACGGCGCAGAATCATTTCCCGCAGATCCGTGAAGTCTTCCGACATCTGGATCACGGCCCGCTGCGCCGGGGTTCTGCCGCTGTACATGCTTTCGCCGGGCTGCCGATCCAGAATATCATCAATGGTTGTCACCTTGTCCGGCGCAATGAACGGGGGCGTATATGTTTCGGTTGTGTACCCGGTATTCGGTACGACCTTCCCGCCGATCTCGCGGGACACGAACGGGGCCAGTTTCCGTGCTCCCTTCTTGTAGTCCATATCAACGCTTTTCGTTACGAACGTTTTTTCTTTGGAAAAGAAGGTGCTGCGGAAAAAGGTGTGGACGGGCGGCAATTTCCTGATCACGCCCATCATGGTACGGGGTTCATAAATGCTTACAGTGTTAGGCATCGTTTTTCATCCTCCTTACTTCAAGAAAATAGACAGCTTCCGGCACGCCGCCTTTGCCGCCGCCGCGTCAATCCCGTTAAGGCCCACGGAATCCGCAAACACTTCTCCGGTCATAATGTAAACCACGGGATCGCCCGCCGCTTCCGCCGTACTCGCGGCAATGCCCACCACGTTTTCAATGCCCTCCGTGGTTGCCTTTACGATCCCGGCATCACTGGACATAACCAGATCATGCAGGGCAATAGCGCCGCCAGCGGTTCCGGTTTCGTTCACAACCGGAAATTCCCCGGCATAAAACTTTTTCGGCGTATACTCCCGCCGCTCGATCAAATCCGCCACTTCCGTTTCCTCCCTTCTCTTTACAGAACTTCCTCAATGGCCCGATCGAAAACGCTCATGCCATCATCAGCGCCGCCCATAGGCGTTCCGCCCGGCTCGATCCCGTCCATGCCGGAATCGGCGGCATCCTTTGCAACCGCCGCCAGGTACTTTGCGCCCGCCTGCTTCTGGGCGGCCACGATCTTCAAGGCCACCTGCCCAGCGTCCACGGGGGTTTTGAAAAGGGCATCTTCCACGATGCTTTCATACCCCGCCGGGGCCGTGTCCATGATGCTCTTGATCCGCTCCCTCTCGCTGTTCACGGCTTCCGTGCGGATCTGGTTCACCAGATCCGGGTATTTTGCTTCCAGGGCGGGCGCGGTCTTGATCTGTTCGTCCATAGTTCCTTTTCCTCCTTTTTGGTCTTTTGGTTCTTCGATAGTATTTTGCAAACCGCCCTGGGCCGGGCTGTTTAACAACATTGTGGGCACGGTCTTGAACCGTGACAGATCCAGCGGAACAGAATTGACAATGACTTTCCGGGCGTTCTCGATCACCGTCTGCGGCTCCGCTTCAAACATGATGGAATCACAGAAGCCCTTTTCCACGGCCTGATCTCCCGTCCACCATGTTTCTTCCTGCATCATGGCCGCTATGTCTTCGTCCTTCATTTTGGTTCTGCCCGCGTAGGTGTTCACAATGGACTGTTTGATCACCTTCAATTCCTGGGCCAGCTTTTCAAAGTCCGCCGCCTTGTAGGTGTCCCACACAGTCATAGCCGGGTCATGGATCATAAAAACGCCGTTCCGGGGGATCTGGATAACGTCCCCGGCCATTGCAACGATCGTGGCCGCGCTGGCGGCCCACCCGTCAATTTTCACTGTGATTTTTGCTTCAATGTCCCGCAGGCGGCAATAGATCGCGTGCGCTGCGAACACGTCACCGCCGGGGGAATTGATCCGCACCACCAGTTCTTCCACATCCCCTATGGCGGCTAATTCCTGGTTGAACTGGGCCGGGGTTACGCGGTCTTCCCACCAGCTTCTTTGACTGGCGATCGGGCCGTACAGAAGCATTTCCGGCGGTTTCGTGCCCGTGGCCGGGACGAAATTCCAGAATCTATTTTCCGTCACCTGGTAGGGGTTCCCCGCCTGCGGGCTTCCCAGTTGCCCCCGCTGCGGGCTGTTGGCTCCCTGCGGCATCTTGCGTTACCTCCCTTAATTTTTCTTCTTCCTGTTTCAGCTGTTCTACGTTTGCGTAATAGTCCGATCCCGTCATTTCCATGGTTTCAGACTGCCGCGTGGAGAAGCCGTTTTTAACCCGTTTTTCCGCTGCGGTCACTTCTTTAACCGGGTCAAGAATCCCACGGGCCGGGCCGTTCCACTCCGCCTTGCTGTATGCTTTCCGGTACAGCGGATCAGAAAAGAAGCCCGGCGCGTTCACGCGTCCTTTCGCTACAGCTTCCGCCAGCCATTCTTCATAAACCACCTGGCAGAAGTCCGCCGCCATCCATGCGCGGTACATTTTGAACATTTTCCAGGCTTCTTCCAGTGCTCCCCGGCTTGCGGAATAACTGGCCCCGAAATGCTTCATCAGCAGTTCGTATGGGATTTCAAGAGATGCGCCGATCTGGCCGCATACCGCTTCCACAAACCCGGAAAAGTTTGCGTTTGGCCGCCCTGGGCTTGTGGCGTTCGCCTTTTCCCCTGGTTGCAGGTAGTTAATAGCGCCTGGGGCCATTTCAAGGGTTGTTTCGTCTTCATCGTCTATCCGGTCTTCGTCCGGTACGTTTGAACCTACCGCCCCTTCCATGCTGCTTTCTTCGCTGCCCATCTCAATAAAGATTGAAAAAAGGCCGTTTACCACCGCCGCCACAAGTTCCGCGTCCGTGTACCGCCCTAACTGCTTTAACGCTTCAATAACCGGGGCCAGAAACGGCACGCCGCGCCGCTGGTCTATCCGTTCACGGCTCATGATATGGATCACGTTCCGCCGCCCGGAAGCCGCGCTGTATGCAGGGACGCGCACCCATTCCATAGGCTGACTTGCAAGGGATAATGGGTGGTGCTTTGAAAAGTGATAGGCAATCACTTCCCCCGTGCTGTCTGTTTCCACGCCGCCGATTATGCGATCGTCCAGCGTGTCAAATCCGCCTGGACTGGACAGGCGATCCGCTTCAATCAGCCGTACCCGCAGATCATATGGCTGCCACCTCCGTTTCTTCATCGGAAGAAGCGCCAGGCAGTCCCCGGACAGAAGCCACGACACAAACGCCAGCTGTTGCAGTTCGCAAAAGTTATCAACGCGGGCCGCGTCACAGTCCGTACTATCAGCCCACAATTCCCATTCCTTTTCAATCTGCCGTTCCAGTTTGTAGGCCGCTTCCGGCTCTATCCCCAAGACTTCCCGATCAATCTTTGGTTTCAATCGCAATCCGCGCCCCACAACGTTTGTGCGCATGGTTTTGATCGCGCCCGTGGCAAGCGGCACGCCCATATACAGATCGCGGGAACGCTGGCGCAATACGTCCAGGTTGTCTTCTATGTCTTCCCTGGAAGAACCGCCGTTGTAGATCCATCCGGCCAGTTCCTTTTTGTAGGTGTTCGCCCCGTAATGGCTGTACCCTGTATTGATTACCCGCGTCCGCGCCAGCTGCCGCCGCGCTTCCGCTCGTTCCAGGCCCTTTTGCGGGCTTATAGCGGCAATCGCGCCGTCAATAGCTCTTTGTATCACCCCCACGCATACACCCCCTTAAACAGCAGGAAGAAGCGCCCCTGCGGGCGCTCCTTCCTGTTCGTGTCTTCCTGTCAGATTTTCACGTTACCAATTATAGCGGAAAAAACGGGCAATGGCGGGCAATCTTTTATAAATCCCTGGGCATGATCCGCATTGTCCGGTTGCGCCCACCGTATTTCTTCGCCGCTTCCAGCTTTGCCACAATCCCCGCCCAATACTTGATCGTGTTCCTGATTTCCGCCAGATCGGCCCGTGTCAGCGTCCGGCTTCCGATCGTGTATGACTGGTTCGTGGTGCATGACAGTTCCGCTTCCAGCCACGCGTCAAGGTGTCTTTGCGCTGTTTCCAGCGTAATTCCGGCCATTATATAATACCTCCACTTGTCCGGCGCTTCCGCCGTTTTTTCTTTGCCTGCGGCTGTTCTTCCGCTTTTTTCAGCGGCACTTGCGCAATCTCAATAGCCGCCGCCGCATAATTCCTACAGTCTAACGCTTCGTTTCGCTTGTGCTTATAGTCCTTTATCTTCCATTCAAACACTGGCCGCCCTTTTTTGTAGGTCAGCACTTGTTTTTCTGCTGTCAGGCCAATAAAGAAACTTTCATCATAGCCCCGCTCTTCTTCTTTTGGAAAATGGCAGTAACCCGGCCCTTCATCCTCCAAAAGAAGCCGTTGTAGCAGCAGGCTTTTCCCGGTATCCACGCCCAGCATGAACAGGTTTACTCCCTCCCGGTTCCCTTTTGTTGGCTTCTGTATGTAGGCTGATTGACTGTCATTGCTACCCTTTATGGCCCGCAATCCCCGCGCATACCGCGCCTTACAGAATCGGTATACCTGGTTCGTGAAGTGTCCGCCCGTGTCCATGCAGACGCAAATAATTTTCAGCTTCGTTCCGTCCGGCTTCGTGAACGTCTGGGAAAGAAACGCGTCCAGGTCTTTCCATACCTGATCCAGTTTCAAATCCCCGTAAATGGCCGCGTACTTTATGCCCCAGCTTTCATAGTCCACGCCCCAGCCCACCACTTCCGCTTCAAAGCGATCGTCTTGCGTGTCAACCCCCGCCGTCAGGTATAGGACTTCCGGTGGAACCTCACAATTATAGCGCTCCCGGCGCTTCATAAGGGCGCTTTCATCAATTTCCGTCCCTTCTTCTTCCCACGTCTGGCCCATTTTGGTATTCGTCCAAGACTTCAATTCTTCTATATTGCCCTTTTTCTTTTCCTCATTCGCAAGCAGGAATTTTTCTACAATGTCCCGCCAGCGGGCCAGGGTTGATCCCAGGGCGTTAAGGTGGAAGCCGCGCACGGGGTTTTCCGGTTCCGCGTGTATGTACTTCCCGTTTATAAACCCCTTTTTCCATTCCGCTTCTGTTGCCAGCGCTGCGCACTTGCTGCAACAATACTGGATCGTGTCCAGGTTGTCTTTGTCGAACACAACCCCTTCCCATGTCAGCGGCTGCAACTCCCCGCAATGCGGGCACGGCACGTTCCATTCCCCTTGTGAACTGTTCTGGTATTCTAATTCAATCCGGGAAGTTCCCTTGTTCCCCGGCGTGGACACATACACTTCCTTGCTGTTCCAAAAGGTTGTAAGGCGTTCGGACGCAAGGAAAAGCGGATCGCCCTCCGTCCCCGCCGTGGCCGGGTATCTGTCCACTTCGTCCGCCAGCAGCACTTGCACGGGCCGGGAAGCAAGGGAAGAAGGGCTGTTCGCTCCCACAATGGCGATACTTCCGCCGGGGAATACTTTTTCCAGTATGGTATTTCCCGCTCCCCGCCGATCGCTTATCATCCCCCGCAACACTGGCGTTTCCTGTATGGATTTTGTAAGCCTGTTTTTGGAGAAACTTTCCGCCATTGTAATTGTTGGTTGCATGATCAGGATCGGCACGGGGTCATAGTGCATATAATACCCGGTTGTGTTTATTTCCAGTTCCGTTTTTGCCACCTGGGCGGAACTCATAACCACGACTTTTCTGATCCGCACGTCTGAAACGCTGTCCATGATTTCCCGCATATGCGGCACTCTGTCCGTTCGCCAGCGCCCCGGCTCCGCCGCCCCCTGCGGTATCCTGCGATACTGATCCGCCCAGTCTGACATACGCATTTCCGGCGGCGGTTTCAGCCTTGCGAAAATGCGCCTAAATACCGCTTTCGCCTGTTCCTCCATCCGTCCTTCCTTCTTCCATTTCTGCAAGTAGTCCGTCAAAGTCTGACAATTCCTCTAACGCTTCATCCGTTGCCCGTTTCAGTGCCAGGAATATTTCCATTTGATCCGTTTCCACCGCCAGCGCCGGGCTTTGCTTTACCGGAATGTTGCGGATCTTCTGGCGGAATCGCAGAAGCATTTCCACCATGACTTTTTCCACGTCCGTTGCCTGTAGCACTTCCCGCCGTTTCAGTTCTAGATCCAGTTCTTCTTTTTTCCGCTTTGCCCGCGCCAGCTTCGCCCGTTCCGTGTTGTAGTCTACGGTTTCTTCCGCCGAACCGTCTTTCTTTAGATACTCAATATAGCGGTGTACGCAATCCTTCAAGTTGTACAGGCCGGGCCGGGCTTCCGCAAGTACGCCCTTTTGCCGTAGCTGCCGCACGCGGCGATCTGATATGTCAAGCCACTGGGCCACCACAGCGGCGGTATACAGCTTCAATTTTTTGCGCACCCCCTTATTTTTTCCGCCGCCCAGAAGCGGAAGCGTTTTTTTCCGCTTTTCAGAAAATCAAACGCCGGGGCTCGCCGTACCCTCACCCCTCCTTGGCGCTGGAAGAACCTATTCCGCGCCGCCCGGCTCCACGTCTTCCGGGTCTTCTTCCACGTCCGCGCCGTCTTCCGGGTCTATGTCGAACTCTCCTGTTGC